ACACTGTAGCAGTTGATACAAGCGGCGGCGCTTTTGATAGTTCGCCCGCCATCAGTTTCACAGTTGGGCAACGTATTGGCATCAAGATTGTTATGTCAAGTGCCTCGGCGGCTTGGTATCACGTCACCCTACTATGCGAAAGGGATGCAGACTAATGGAAATAGGAACAGAAGACTTTGAGTTGTACTGTGCTAAACGTGCAGAAATAGATGTTTTAGAAACACAGCAAACTTTGCGCCTGATGCGAGAAGCGGTCACCGGCAATTCTGCCTCACTCGCCACGCTTCAATCAATACAAGACCAGATCGCAATACTGCGGTCAGCGATGGCAGTTTTAGACGGAGAATAAGACATGGCACTTACTAAAACAGAGAAGGTCGTTCGTAGTGAAATAACTGCTGATGGGACGATCATTGAACATGTTGTATCACAAGCGATGGACGGAACTAAGCCTTACGGTGGGTCAGTTACTCGGTATAAGTACATTGCACCAGACGGAACAGCTACACTAGATGATGGTAGTGATGCTGGCGTAGTGGTTGATAGCCGAAGCATGACCAAAGCCTTACATGCTGCAATTCCAGAGGAGTTGAAAGATGCTTACATTGCTGAGAAAGCTGCAAAAGCTGCGGAGGAACAAGCCCGACTGAACGAAATTGCAGCACAAGAAGCAGCAAGACTAGCTGAGTTAGCCGCCATCGAAGCAGAAAAACTTAACTAGCCGAAGGGAAGATAACATGGATCAAGAAATCGCAAAAGGCGCTCTTCAGTTTCTACAACGCGCCACGCTACAGGCGTCAGAGATACAGGCTTATCAGATCATCACCAACGCGTTGATGGTCGAGGCGGGCTTGGCGCAACCGGCTCCGGTTGAAGTTCCGGCGCTTGAAGAGGCCGAGAAGATATCAGCTAAAAAGTAAAGGCGTTTAGACATGGCACTGACAAAAGCAACACCCGACGTTCTCTCCAAGGCGTATGTAGAGAAGACCGATGACACACAGAACGTGTTAGGGGGGACGATTGCTCTGACTGAGAAGATATTCACCATCTCGTCCGGTGCCGTTACCCCCACACGTTCAAACATTGTACTAGCAGCGCAAAGCGGAACAGCGGATATATTAGATCAGATCGTCACGACCAGCCTGTCGGACGACAGCATCATCATACTGTCGGTGGACACGGGTGACACCATCACCATCAACGACGCTGGTGGCGCTGCCGGTCAGATACATTTAGCTGACAATGCAGATTTAATCATGTCAGGAGACCACCGGCTGTGCCTCGTTCGGGATGGCGCTGATTGGTATGAGTGCTGGCGGACAAACAAACCAGCCGGTTCAATCATTCAAACTACCCACACGCAGGTTTTAGCAGCTAGGCAAGTGGCTTCTGGCAGCGCCGTTGTAGATGACTCAATTCCGCAGCTTAGTGAGTGTCCCGTTAATGTGGATTTCGATACCGCCTTCACACCCACTAATGCTTCTAATATCATATTGGTGGAAGCAGGGGTTTGGGTGAGCCACACCGCAGGATACGGGGTGTTGTGTTTATTTACTGACGCGGAAACGGGTGCTACGGCAGCGACTGCTGACTATAATTCTGCAGCGAATGTGATACACCAATTATCTCTAGTATACAAAGAGAGCGCCGGAAGCACAACAGCAAGGACGTATAAACTAGGGTTTGGTAACTCTGCTGCAGGGAATATTGGATGGAATGGGGCCGTGGCAGGAACTCGCGTTTTTGGTGGAGTTGGTGTTAGTTCGTTACGTATATCAGAGATACAGGTCTAATGAAAGATTGTAAAGAACCCAACCCCCAAAAGATTACCACAATGGTGTGGTTGACAAAGGTGTGGCTATAATGATCCCACCTCAAGAACAGACACAAGGGATCGGCTTGGAACCCCTAATGAATGCCATTGATTACGTCGCGGCTGGTGTCACCATAGGCGTGCTCGCAGGTGTTATAACGTGGGTGGCTGCACTGGCAACTGCTGTGTGGGCTGTCTTCCGCGCGATGAATGAAATCCACAAGTGGAAAAACAGAAAGAACCTAGTGGGGACCGACGACAGCGGCGCTTAAAAAGAGGTGCCGTGGTTGAAATTAGACCGAATCCTTGAGGAGAGGAGGTAGACCCTAATGTTTATGACCATGGGCTGGAAAACCCTTTTCGTTACAGCCGCACTCTGTCTAATGGTGATGTCAGTTAAGGCTGAACCGTATTTGACGGTTGCCCCACTTCAGGTCACTTGCGGCCCCTATCAAGAAATTCTTGACGCTATCACAGGGCTGCACAAAGAGGTGCGTATTGGACGTGGTGTTACAGAAGGTGGTGCAATGACAGAGTTTTTTGTCAGTCCCAAAGGGTCTTGGACGCTCCTGATAACCAGCGATCCAGAAGGCGATTCTTGCGTGTTGACAGGCGGTGACGCTTGGCAGTCGGTAGGACCGGAGAAAAAGACGAGTTTCTGAAACTACGAGCAGGTAGTCACTATGGCTTTTGTGCTTGACCCTGAACTAGAGCGTTATTCTACACCTTTACAATGGAGTTATTTGCAAGCATGGGAGACCCACGGGTCGGAGCGCTCCGCTGGCAAGGCATTGGGTGTACGCAGGAACTCAATTTCTCAAGCGTGGAGTGCTGTTAAGAAGAAGGCCGCGCTGCGTGGGTACGCCCCCGAAGAGGGGGTCATAAAGACCACACCCGAAGGCTACCACATCAGAGGCACATCCACGCTATATGATGCTGATGGCGATCAGGTCATGCAATGGGTTAAAACAGGACAGGATCAGGAACAACAAGACCAAGCTATTGATGCTGCGATTGCTGGATTTGCTGATATGGTCCCAAGGGCCAAGCCTCGCAAGGCAACAGGCAAAGACTACATTTCCGATTTGCTGGCAGCGTACCCGGTGGGCGATCACCACCTCGGAATGCTGAGTTGGAAGCCAGAGACTGGCGCGGATTGGGACATAGACTTAGGCGAGAAAACATTAATCGGCGCAATGGATCATTTAGTTAAAACCGCGCCCCCCGCCGAGACAGCATTGATAGCCTTCCTGGGCGATTATATGCACTACGATTCTTACAGCGTCGCCACGCCTAAATCCAACAATGCGCTCGATAGCGATACACGGTTTCCAAAACTGGTGCGGGTTGCCATCCGGTCAATGCGGTATCTGATCGAGCGGGCGCTGGACAAGCACAAGACGGTGAATGTTATTGTTGAGGCTGGCAACCACGACGTTGCGAGTTCAGTATTCCTACGCGAATGCTTGTATAATGTTTATGAAAATGAACCGCGTGTTATTGTTGATGATGCGCCGGGACATTTCCATTACCTCCGGTTTGGGTCTGTATTTATCGGGACGCACCACGGCGATACTGTCCGAATTGGGGGCAGGGGAACCAAGCTAGGCGACCGACTACCATTAATAATGGCCGCAGACCGACCGGAGGATTGGGGCGCCACCACACACCGCTACTGGTGGACTGGACACATACACCACGACCGTGTTGTAGATCACACAGGGTGCAGAGTTGAATCGTTCCGGGTACTAGCCCCGGGCGACGCATGGCATAACGAAAGCGGTTACAGGGCAGCGCGGGATATGAAGGCGGTTGTGTTGCATAAGGACCACGGCGAGGTCGCCCGTCACATAGTTAACCCGGACATGCTGATATAGTTTACTTAGGGGTTGTGCAGCTATATAATCACCCCGCATTAGAATAGGAGACATCTGATGAAATATCTCAAGATATTTATGGGTCGCGCGGCCAACGTATACGCCAACGTCAAACAGGACATCGCAGTGTGGTCGATGCTCGCGCTAATCTTTAGCGCCGGTTTTGCCTTCGGCGCAATCGTAATCTGGATCGCATGACATGCTGACACTACTGGGTTCTGCGCTGGGGTTGTTCACCTCCTTCCTTCCGAAGGTGATGGACTACTTCCAGAATAAGCAAGACAACACCCACGAACTGGCGATGCTTGAGAAGGTCCACTCCAACCAGATGGAGATGACCGCTATCGACGCCTCGATCCGCGAGGTCGAGACGATACACGAGCATGACGCCGCGTTGAAGGGTGGTAAGTTTATCGACGGGTTGCGCGCCAGCGTTCGACCGATCATCACCTATCTGTTTATGGCTCTGTTCATGGCCGTCGAGATCACCAGCTTTGTGTTGGTGTTGAAGACAGCCGGTACGGTCAACCTCGAAACCATACTGTCGGCGCTGCAAGCTGCGTGGGGTGAAGAGAACCGCGCCTTGTTCGCGACCATCCTTAGTTTTTGGTTTGGCGGAAGACTTTTTCGTAAAAAATGATCCTTAACGCAGCAGGGCTGTCAATCATAAAAGACTTTGAAGGTCTGGTTGATGGTGATCCTAGCACACCTGGGCTTGAGCCATACCTCGATCCTGTAGGGATCCCCACTTTGGGTTGGGGAAGCCTCTGGGGTAGCGACGGTCGCCGGGTCACGATGAATCACCTGTCGATCTCGAAAATCGAGGCCGGACGATTGCTGTCAAGGGAGGTCCGGCATGTAGAGCGGCAGGTTGCATACCTAGTCACCGCTAAACTCACCAGCAACCAGTTTTCGGCCCTGGTGAGCCTTGTCTATAATATCGGGTCAGGAAACTTCCAAGCATCCACATTAAGGCGCTTGATCAACCGAAATGAGTATGAAAAGGCCGCAGATGAGTTCCCCAAGTGGCGACGCGCTGGCGGGCGCATCCTTCCGGGGTTGGTCAGACGACGTGGTGTAGAGCGGGCGTTGTTTCTTACCGTCTAGCCGAACACTAAATTAAAAACCCACCAACCCGCCCGCGATAACCCCCGCACATATTCGCTCGGCAACATCGCCCGTCTCCTTATCGTAAGTTTTTGACCAGGCAGTAAGGTTTGCCGGAGGTTCCCAAACGCGGGAGCATACGACCTGAGACAATATAATACTGGCAACCGGTCTTCACATCAGAACACCACACGATACGCCGACCTTGATCGACACAGTTGATGACGGTCTCCTTGGCTACCGGCTCTTTGACGGCCTTCATCACCGGCACATCCGCGAGGTGTTTAAACATCACCGACCCAAAATAGACCAGGGCGAGGAACACCACACCCACTGCGACTAAACTAATCCCTTTCAACATTGACCATCTCCAACCACTCAATTCTGCGCTCAAGATCAGCGATGACCTTCTCGTAATTCTCGTGCTCGTGCTTGTTGAAGGCAAAGCTGCCCGCGCCACCGGCAGCACCAATCGCGGGCAACGCCAGAGCGCACCCCTGCGTCAGCAAGAGTAGAACAACTGCTAGATGTTTCATTAACATCTCCTCTCTTTACATCTTTTGCACAAACGGATGAACAACCCGTCAGCCACGAACGGTTTCTCGCAGTAGAGACACTCACGGTTGACGGGGGTGAAGACCGGCGTGTTGGTCTTGAGAATTAGCGATTGCAGCTTCGAGGTACACTCGGTCGAGGTTCGCCCGATCATCTCGGCTATGACTTTCATGGGTTTGCGGGGGAATAGGGCGTCCTCCTGGCAAAGTATATCAACCTGTTTTTCTGTCCATACAGTCATTTCGGGTCTCCCATCTTACGATCATTTATCATCGCAATGGTGCGAGCGTACCCCGCAATGTCGATCACACTGTCGAGGTGGTCTGGCGATTGTACGAGCCGCGCCATCTTGACGCCGATCATCACCAGCGCGTGACGGACCCGCTCGTCGGGACAACTCTCAACCGCCTGAGTGATGAGTGCCACCCTTGCGAACATGTCGGCGGGATGACCGTAGACCTTCGCGCGGTCTTGCGTGACTTCGTGGAGCGCCTTGTTGAACTTGATGAGGTTGTTCATCCGACGACGACCTCTTCACCAGCTTCACCGTCACGGTGACCGGCGTCATAGCCGACCCGCAACCCTTTCGCGTAACCCATATTATAGTCGCTCAACAGGTGTTGGATGAACGCCTGACGCACGGTGCCTTCCGTACAAACGACACGACCGACGACCTGTCCGTTGTACTCTATGCGGTCGCCTATTACGTGGAGCGTTGTGTTTAAACCGGTCATCTTCTCTTCCCTTTCAAATTAAGTGGGGGGATTCTATCGACCCGTCCCCCCGTTGCGGGTGAGAAACTTCAGTGGGAGCGCTAATGACCGAGGCCACGGGTTTTGGTTAACACTGAAGTCCGATACAGTTGACTTGGACGACGATGGTAGTATCATATAAATATTTTTGCAAGGAGAAAAAACATGACCACTAGAGACAACGCCTTAAAGGCACTGGAGCGGGTGATGGCAGACAAGGGTCTGGCGAAGTCAGCCGTGGGGCGGGCCATTGCGGGCGACCCTAATTTCGTTGACCGCTTGCGGAGCGGAAAAGACATCACAACAAAAACGCTTGACGAGGTGGCAGCATTTGTATTAAAGAACCAACAGTAAATTAAGAAAGGGTAAGCAAATGACAACCACAACCGATCCGATGGAGATGACAGACAACGTCGTTCCTATCGCCGCTGGGCGCAACAAGGGTAAGTACGTCAAGTCCGACCACTGCACCTTTGCTGGCTCAAACGCGCTCGCCAAACGTATCCAGAACAGGTGGTGGGCGCACGGGCACACTGACGTTAAGGTGTGGGTCGTCAACGCGCGCGGTATCTACTGGGTGCGGAGTAACCTCGTGGACGGCATGCCGCCATCACATTTAGAAGCGGGGGTTGGAGAATGATCCATCTCCCCAACGGCGGCTCGAACGCCAACCGCACATTCGGTTGTCCTGGACATCAGGAGAAGTGCAAGGACATCCCCAAACGTCCCGCTGGACCGGCCGCGCGGGACGGTTCCATGAAACACGAGATCATGGAAATCTGCACCCGCGACAACCGGGTACCGGCTGACCTCCTTGGTCATCTGTATGAGGAAGACGGCTTCAAGCATGTTTTCGGTGACGGTGACGACGATCTGGCGCAGGTCGAGATCGCGTTCGCAGCGCAAGAGGTGTTGCTCGACAAGTACGACATACAAGAGTTCATCGTTGAGCCTTTTGTGCAATTCATCCCCGGCCTGAGTGGTGGCTCGATTGACTTGTTGGGTCTGTCGGGTGACGGTAAGACGCTGCTTGTGGACGACAAGAAGTTCGGTCAGGTCGCGGTGTCACCAATAGAGAGCGCGCAGCACGGCGTGTATACAATCGCGGCTCGCGTTGATAAATCGACCGCCGACATGTTTAAGAAGGTGGAGCGCCTCGTGTTCTCTATTAACCAACCCCGGTCGAAGGGTACTGTTTCGGTCTGGGAGACCGACCTCAAGTGGCTCAATAAGTTCGAGAAGCGTTACAAGAAGGCGCTGGACTCGAACCACATCCACCCAGGAAAACATTGTAACTGGTGTCCCGCCGCACCCTACTGTGAAGAGAAGCGCGTTAGTGTTATGGCGACGAACCTGTTGGGTACGAAGACACGCGATGAACTTCAGGCGTCTGCCGATATGGTGGAAGAGGTCGAGACATGGCTCAAGCGCGCGAAGGAGGAGTTGTACCTCCAACTGACACGCGGTGTGGCGATCAGCGGTTGGAAGATCATCGACAAGCGAGCGACTAGGCGGTGGCGCGATGAAGACAACGTGGCTGTCGAGCTTGCTGGTGAGATGCCTGTAGACCTACTCTACTCAAGAACCCTCTTAACGCCTCCACAAATGGAGAAATTATTAAAGAAACAAAAGGCCAATTTCGACCTCACAGATTTCATCGTGTCCGAGAGTTCCGGCACCACATTAGCACCGGCAGATCATCCTAGCGATGCTGTGCTGGCGTCAGATGTGCAAGGTCACCTCAAGGACTTGATGAAATGAATGGCTCCAAACAAAAGCAACTGCGCGCCATGTTTTGGAGTCAAGCACACCTGCTCGACTACTCTATAACTGACCAAGACGAGTGTCTTGAGGGGTTGAAGGCGTCGGCGGGTTACGACCTCGTAGAGCATGATGTTCGGCGAGAATTTGGAATAGGACAAGGAATAGGAAAAATGACTACGAACTTTCCCTCAGTAATGAACCCCAGCGACCTCGCAACCGCGCTTGGTCAAAGTCAAGTCATCTCCGCGACCGGTGGTGGTGGTGGTAACTTCCTCAAGATGGATTTCGAGACCGGCGAATGGTTGCTGGGTATCGACTCCGATATCGTGACCGACGACGAGGTGTTGGTTAACACGCAGTCGATTGCTCACGGTTGGGTACTCTGGTCGGCCGGAAGGCCGAAGAAAACCTTCGTACCTTTCAACCAACCCCTGCCGCCTGAGTTGCCGCCAATCGGTGAGGACTATGCGTCCGAGGCGCGGTCCTTCGGTGGCGCGCTGTTCGACGACGGGACGCAACTCTCGTTCGACACCAACTCCTTCGGTGGGCGGAAAGGTATTGACGTGTTGTTGGGTGAGATCAAGGCTCACGCGGCAACCGGTTCTGTTTACCTCTACCCGTTGGTCAAGCTGACCAGTGAGTCCTACTCGAATAAAAAGCGTGGTGGTAAGCTGGTCTACAACCCTGTGTTCGAGGTTGTCTCATGGCACAATGAAGACGGGGCTGCGGAAGCGGCACCGGCTGAACAGATCGAGGCACCGGTCGAGGCTGGCTCTGAAACAGCGACTGAAGCTGAAGAACCTAAAAAGCGGCAGCGCCGCCAGAAAAAAGCCGCAGCGTAACTCCCTCCGCGCGGCCAGAGGGGGTGGGGTGTTTTATTAACCCTTTCTCACCCCACCCCCTCGCTTTTTTAGGTGAAGGTTGATGCTTTATCTTGACATCGAAACACGCTCGGAGTGCGACCTGATCTTCCACGGTCTGCGCCGCTATGCGGAAGACCCGACGACGCAAGTCATCAGCATGGCTTATGCAGTTGGCGATGCCGAGGTCCGCTTCTGGTGGGCGCATGAACCCTTCCCGCAAATAGTTATTGAACACTTCAGGTCCGGTGGTCTGGTCACAGCCCATAACGCGGATTTTGAGCGACACCTGTTCGCGTTTGTCATCGCCCCCGGCTACGGCTTCACAACCCCCAAGCTGGAGCAGTGGCGCTGCTCCATGATCCAGGGATTGACCAACGGCTACGCGGGTGGGCTTGACGCCCTCGCGACCGGTCTGGGGTTGCCCTTCAGTAAGAACCCCGCTGGCTCGCGGTTGATCCGCGAATACTGCGCTCCCGGTCATCTCAAGGAGTTCAAACCCGGAGATGCTGAGATAATGAAATGTTATAACATAACAGATGTGGAGGTCATGCGCGCGGCGGTGAAGTGTCTGCGGCCGCTGACCGACGATGAGTGGTACGAGTACGATATCACCTGTGAGATCAACGACCGGGGTCTGCCGATTGACGTTGAGTTCTGTGAGGCTGCGCTGGCGTACACTCACGAGGTCGCAGCTGACGCCAACGAGCAGATCAGCATACTGACCGGCGGTGCCATGACCAAGGCGACACAGCGCACGGCGCGTGACGCTTGGCTGTTCCCTAAACTAACACCGGCACAGATGAAGCTGCTGGAGGTCTATAAGAAGGGCGAGAAGAAGATCAGTCTCGACCAGGACCACCGCGCTTATCTACTCTTATGTGACGACCTCGACCCCGAGGCGCGTGAGTTGCTGGAGTACATCGACAACGCCGGATCGTCGGCGTTGAAGAAGTACGCCGTGGCGGCACACCAACACGTCAACGGTCGTGTCCATAATACTTTTTTATTCAACGGTGCCGGTCGCACCGGTCGCTTCAGTGGTAAAGGTCTCCAGCCACATAACATGCGGCGTGATGTCTACGGGGCCAACGAGGCCGAGGCGCTGACCCAAGACGTTCTCACCAACATAGAACTCGACGCACCCGCGAACACACTGGCGCGGTTGTCGCGGTCGATGATCGCGCACGAGGAGGGTCTCTCGTGGGTCGATTGGTCGGCTATCGAGGGGCGTGTCGCTCCCTGGTTAAGCTGCACCGGGACCGGCGAAACAAAACTAGCGTTATTCCGTGAAGGAAAAGACATCTACGTGGTGACCGCTGCGCGCATGTTCGGGCGAAACGAAGAAGAGGTGGGGCCGGAGCAAAGACAGGCGGGCAAGATCGCAGAACTCTCGTTGCAATTCGGCGGGTCTCATAACGCGCTGATAGGTATGGCCCGGAACTTCGGGGTCGTCTTTGAAGAAGACGAGGCGCGCGAGATCGTAGATCGGTGGCGTATGGCTAACCGTTGGGCGCAAGAAATTTGGAACGATTACGACAAGGCGATCACCGCTGCTGTTCTGGACCCTTGGGTGGATCAAGTGGTGGGCCGCGTAACCTATCACTCAGACGGTGAGAACTTCCTGTGGTGCCAACTACCCTCAGAGCGGTTGCTCGCGTACCCGAAGCCTAAGTTCGAGGAGTACATGACGCCGTGGGACGAGGAGCGTGTGGGTGTCACGTTCCAAAGCCACTTCAAACCAGCGGCGGGTGAGCCTCCGATCAGAATCCACGCGCGTGGCGCGTTGCTGTTCCAGAACACGGTACAGGCTGTCGCGGCTGACATCTTACGTGAGGCGATTGTCGAGGCGCATGAGGCCGGTCTGAAGATCGTCGGGCATGTGCATGATGAGATCATCGTCGAGGGTGACGGTGAGAAGTTGAACGAGATTATGCTGACGGAGCCTTGGTGGGCTGATGGTCTGCCGCTGGCGACGGGTGGTGTGCAAAGTGGTACGAGGTGGGGGAAATGACCTCCGAGAAATCACTCCAACAATACGCGATGAAGTTGGCGTATTCACATGGCATATACTGCCGCAAGGTCCAGGCCATCGGTCACACAGGATTCCCCGATGTGTTCATGGCAAGGGCTGGTCGCATCATACTGATCGAGTTGAAGTCACCAAAAGGCACGGGCCGGTTGTCGGCAAAACAGAAACTTGAAATTAAAAAACTGAAAGAAGAAGGGGTGAATGTCTATGTCTGTGAAACAAGAGAGTGCGTCGATCACGCCATCCGCCAACTCGCTGACGCCTGACCAGATCAAAGCCGCCGACCGGTTGTATGAGGAGGACGCCACGATCCTCGTGGCCGAGACAGGTGTTGGGAAGACGGTGATCGCCTTAACTGCTATCCACGACCTGATACGTGACGGTATTTTGTCGCGTGTCATCGTGGCCGCGCCGCCGAAAGTGCTGGCGAACGAGGTGTGGGTCAAAGAGGTGGGGAAGTGGGAGCACCTTAAAGGGCTGCGTGTCGTCCAACTTGAAGGCTCCGTGCAGGAGCGCAAAGCTATTCTGGATTGCGAGCGAAACGTGGGTCAAGTGCTTATGGTCTCCCTTAATAACCTGCAATGGCTACTCAACCAGGACCATTGCTGCACCGGCATAATCATCGACGAGTTATCCAAGGCTGCGGGTAAACAGACAGCCGGGCTGAAGAGTAAGAAGTTGAGTGGGATGCTGAAGTACCGCGTCGGAATGACAGCCACGCCGGTCTCACAAAATTTTGAGAAATTCTGGGCGATATGCCGCATCATAGATAACGGGGCCGCGCTGGGGAAAAACAAATCCCATTACATGGCGGATCACTTTTACTCAGATTACATGGGCTACAACTGGACGCTAAAAGACGGCGCTGATGAATTAATCATGGAAAAGACGGCGTCTCTCGTTCACCTCGTGGCGGATGACAAGGCTAAGACACTGCCACCGCTGCGAGAGGAGGTGATACGGTTCGACCTTTCGGACGGCACTCGTGAGAAGTACGAGGAGATGAAAAAGCACATGGTCGTCGATGATGTCGAGGCCGCGAACCAAGCGGTCAAGTCGGGGAAGCTGCGCCAGCTTGCGTCAGGGTTCCTCTACGCAGGCAACCACGACCGCAGCACAGAACACTATGCGCTTGAGCGCCTGTTCGTCGTGCAGAAGTGGGCGCGGAACCTTAAAGGCAAGCCGGGGCTTGTATTCTACGAGTTCATCCAACAGGCCGAGTGGGCGGACGCGATGCCTGAGAACATCACCTTCGTTCAGATCGCATCAATGAGCCACGGCGTTGACGGGCTTCAGCATACCTTTTCCGACGTACTTTTTCTGCAACCTTGTTGGTCGAGGGACCAGCACCAACAAGCCATAGGACGAGTTTGGCGGCAGGGTCAAACTAAACCCGTCACCGTGACAACCCTGATCTCCAACGACACGCTGGACGATGTGGTGGTGGCGCGTGTCGAGGGTAATGCTCGATGGATGGAACTTTTTAAACAACATTTGAAAGGATGACGCAAAAAGAAAGCCCGTCACATCCTGTGACGGGCCAACCTAGAAGAGGTTAATATCATGAAGAATATTCTTACCGTATTACGCCCGAAACCGCAAGAGTTCACTACAGTTCCAATGACTGTGGAGGACTTCCACGACATACCGGACAACCCGCGTCAGCGCGACACTGAGCGCCACGCGCGGATCGCCCTCAAGAAGCATCTCGCGGTTCCCCACCCTGTCCACCGCTGTGTAGCAGTGGCGCAACTCCCCAACGGTGACATGTATAAGCTCGACGGTCACACACGGTCGCTCCTGTGGTCGGATGGTCGCCTAGACGCCCCCGACGAACTCACCGTGGATGTCTGGTTCTGCCGTGACCTCGACGAGGCCAAGCAGTATTACTCAACCTACGACAACAACGCGGCGATGGAGACCTCCGTCAACAAGGCGTTTGGTGCGTTGCGTGAGTGTGGATACGCCGCGTCCTCCTCCCTGGTCAAGCAGACCCGCTACACTGGGGGTATGAGAATGGCCTACCTCCTGTTGGAGGGCGGCAGCACCGGTCGAGCATACGACCCTTACACCGCAACACCTGAGTGGTTGGCCGAAATAAAACTGCTGGATTGTCTTCACTTCTCCAAGCATGTGTTCACAGCGGGGCCGATGGGTGCGTTCTTCCTGTGCTATCGGCTGTATGGTGACCCCATTCTGCCGTTCTTTATTGGTGTGAACAATAAGCTGGGTAACAGCGTCAATGGTCGCCATGACATGGTCGGCGCATACGTCAACTATATCGAGCGCGCTCACGCGGCGGGCGCGATAGGTGGTAGCGTCAACACGTTGGAACACCTCAACGCGGGGGTCAACGCCGCCCAGGGTTTTCTTAAATCCCGGCGATGCAAACGTCTGACCCTGTTGAAATCCGCCGACTTCAAGAAGTTCCTTGTTGACGTTCGGGCGGCGTCCGTTTGATGATCGACCGTGAAGAGTTCTTCGATGTCATCTTCGGTGAGATCGGGGGCGGTGAACATGTCTGTGTGAGCCGCGCCTCGACCGCCAAGGGGGGGCGCGTGTGGTTCGCCAACCATCTGGAGGGCGACCGCCAGTGGTGTCGGTGGAACGCTGAGAAACAGGCCCAGGCGTGGTACTACAACGTGTCCACCGTGTCGGGTGCGCTCACTGATCGAGGCACGATGGTGAGCCGTGGCCGCGCCGCGTTGCGGTACTACTATGTGCTGGTGCTGGACGACATCTACGACAAGACAGGCCCGCCACCTGTCTGGCCTTCCTACAGGATGGAGACCTCGCCGGGGTCAGAGCAGTGGGGTTACTGTTTAGAGAAGGGGGATGACTTCGCTCGTTACGAGGCTCTACTAGAGGCCATCCATAAGAAAGGTTGGGGTGATGCCGGTGCCGGTGGCTCGTACCGCGTGGTGCGTGTGCCGGGGTCGGCTAATCTCAAACCGGGGCGTGGCGAGTTCCGCTCACGCCTGAAGGGTTGGTGGCCTGAACGCTACTGGACGCTGGAATCTCTCGCTGTTGCGTTTGGCGTTGACCTCGACGCGATACCCATTAAGGAGTTCAGCGTTGTCGATGAGACCGGCGGTGCCGGTGAGATGGACGGCGTGGACGTGCTGCTCGATTGGTTGGTCGGGACGGGTTACGTGGTGCGTGACACGGGCGGCGAATGGGTTAGTGTGATCTGCCCGTGGGCTGATACACACACGTCGGGCGACAACACGGCGGGCTACTCACCGTTGGGGCGCGGTCACACTGGTTGGGTACAAACGCGGGGCTTCCGTTGTCTCCATGAGCATTGCCTGACGCGGGACTATAAAGCGTTCAGCGCCTGGGCTGAAGTGATGGGCGCGCCGATTGTGCCGGGGCGTGATGATGGCCCGTGGCGCGGGCGCGGGTTGGCGGCGCTGGCCGAGAGTTTAAACATGAGAAAGGGTAAATCGGATGACTGAGGACAAGAACGGCACTGCGGTGCTGCCTGACGTAGAGGCGGTGTACAAGAAGCTGCGCGACGATCTGTTGACCGGCGTTCCGGTCGCGTCTGAGGACGAGTTGGTCGAGATCAAGACCTGTCTGCGGTCGGTCGCTCTCGACCCGACTGACCGCGAGCGTATCATCAAGGCCGTGCAGTTGCGCCATGACGATCTGCTCGACATCAAGGTGCCGTTGGCCGCTCTGCGTAAGGAGATGTCAGGGCCGTCACGCGTGGTGCGGATGGGTGGTCCGGTGACGCGGCCTAAGTGGTGCGAGCCGTGGGTGTGGGTCGCCAACCATAATAAGTTCTATAACCTCGACGCCAATAATTTTTTTAGCCCGCAGACCTTCGATATGCTTCATGGCGCGGACGTACCAGAGGTGTCGGGGACACGGGCGCGCGCCGTCGCCTACGTCAGCCAGCACGGGTTCGTCCCCACGGTGCTGACGCCGGTCTACATGCCGACATCGTTGGATAAACTGTTGTGGGTGGACGGTGACTACTGCGTCAACACGTTCACGCATGGGACTTTACCGGTCGCTGCTGAAGATTACACCGACGCGGGCAATCTGTACCTCGACTCTATAGAGGCGCACATGCGGATGCTCTGCGGGACCGCCGAGGACGCCGCGATACTGCTGCAATGGCTGGCGCATCAAGTGCAGCATCCAGGGGTCAAGATACTATGGTCACCGCTGATCCAATCGGTTGAGGGTATCGGTAAGTCGTTCTTCTCCCGTCTACTGCGCTGCGGTCTGGGGGTGCGTAATGTTGGTGTGGTCAACCCCGCGCAACTGGTGAGCAATTTCAATGAATGGGCCAATGGCGTCTGCGTCAACGTGCTGGAGGAACTGAAGATCGCCGGCCACAACCGGCATGAGGCGCTGAACGCTGTCAAGCCGCTCATCACCGACGACTTCATACAGGTCAACCCTAAAGGTGTGAACGCCTACATGACGCCCAACACCGCCAACTATATTGCGTTCACCAACTCGGCTGACGCTCTGCCGCTGGGCGGTGCCGACCGGCGCTGGTGGGTCATCCAGTGTCCGCTGCGGCACTATACGGAGGTGCCTGACTATAAAAATTATTTTCCAGCCCTGTTCGAGGGGCTGAAACTGCACGAGGATGAGGTCTGCGCGTGGCTCAACGACTATGAGATAAGCGGTGAATTTTTGAACATGAAACAGGCCCCCATGACCACCGCCAAGGCGTTCATGGTCGCCACCGAGGAGGCCAGTTTTGACGGTCATGCCGAGGTTAAATCCGTCATAGAAGACGGCGGATATCTGTTCGACGAGGAGTGTTTAAGTTCGGCGGCGCTGTTCAGAAAAGTGCGTGTTGAGTACCCTGAATTGGACCTGCAAACCAACCGCCGTGCGTTGGTTTTGAAGCGTCTTGGGTTCCAAGCTATGGCCGCGCGCACGATAATTGACGGCGTTAAGCAAATGTTTTGGGTGAAGCGCCCGATGACCGTCGAGGAGATTAGGGCGAAATGGCCCGAGAAACCCACACTTTAGGGCTTTTGGGACTTAGCTGCGCCGACTATGCCCCACCCAAAAGGTTGAGTGTTATCAATACCTTTTATATACTTAAGACATAGTGACATAGTTATATATATTTTTAGCTAATAGGTATTGTATATGTATATACGCATGTACACGCATCCCTATAGGGGTGTAGTGTTTGCGGCTATGTCCCAAACAATGTCCGGGCGGCGATATCGGCGCAGCAGCAGACCCGACACGGCAAAGCCGCGTCGGGTTTATTCTTGAAATGGCCGGTAAGTTTTGCCCCAAGAAAAAAATTTCTCACAAACCCTTTTGCCGATCAGGATGGTTTTGAACTGGCCGGTAAGTTTTGGCCCAAGAAAAAAATTTATGGTAAACCCCGCCCGCCGATCAGGACGCGCGCGGTCGCGGTATCCGTTCGCCATGTGCCAGATAGTTCAAGAGCAATTCGATGGCGCGTGGAATTGTATCGCCATTTTCGTAGCGCGATATCTGGCGTGGCGTCACGCGGAGATATTTCGCCAAGGCCGCTTGCGTTGTTGGCAGCGCAAGGCGCGCGTTTTTAAATTCTTGCTGATCCATGTTTTTAAAATCCAGGGTGAAGGGTGAAGGGTGAAGGGTGAAGGGTGAAGGGTGAAGGGTGAAGGGTGAAGGGTGAAGGGTGAAGGGTGAAGGGTGAAGGGTGAAGGGTGAAGGGTGAAGGGTGAAGGGTGATATGGTTTCTAGCCGCTCGCGCGTGTCTCGTGTCTCGTGTAGGGTGGTAAGGGTAAACAGCCTAAAGGCCGCCCACGCGCTAACGTCGGCGGCCCTAGCCCTATAATATCACTATGGCGAAGATGCAGAGATAGACGATCATCATGGCGCTAGTGGTATTCAGGTAATCGAATAATTTGTTGAGCATGGTTTGTCCTTTCTATTAATTTAATATAAACAGCAAAACGGAACCGGGTGAATCGGCTCCGCTTCACAATTTACACTAGCGTTTAGTTATCTTATCGCGTAACGTGCGCGCTATTTTTGTCTCGGTTTCTTTATCCGGTCCAATAACCATAATATGATCATCAAACCATTTCGCCCGGTCCACCTTCTTATTCTTATCCGGCTCAACTGCGACGGTACCGCCGATATAAATTCCGGTGTCCCAATCTGGCGTAACTTGCGGTGTCTTTTTCATAGTTCTATTCCTTCTATCAATTTAATGCTAAATATTAGAACCTAAATTTCATCACTAGATTCTGATTATTGGTGTGCGTGATTCGCGCATATTCCAGCGATTGGCGCCGAATATGATTCGGAAATTCGTCGGTAAACCGCTTGCCTATTTCGAGTTCAACAGATTCCATGGTTTCGCTTACGTGCAATCTATTGACTAGCCATTCAATCGCACCGCGCGGCGTGCGTTTATCCCAGCGCTTGCCATATTCGTATGCATATTTTGCCATTGTCTCGATTCCCTTCCGTTATGAACACATAAAGCCCCGCACTATGAATGCGGCGCCCTATCTATTCACACACAGCTAGCGGTATCGAATCCGTTTATGAATGAATGCAATTGCTCGAAACATTCGCGTTTGGGAACGTGTCCGCATCCGAACACTTGGCGAATGCCGCCGCCGGCGCTTTGCATTTGGTGGATAGCAACGCCGCCATATGCCTGGCTAGTGTGATAGTTTCCAATATTCGCGGTATTTTTACCATCGACGCGCGCCCAAGGCTTCATAGGCGTTCCCGCCATTCTGTTGAGCCTATCAACTGCATTCTCGATGTCTTTTATGCTAATTCTATTCATGTTTTGATTCCCTCTATTTAAATAAACACCAAAAACACCACCGGAATGGTGTTCCTGCTATTTACTCAATAGCGCACGGTAAAGAATGCAACGGTAGATTCGCCATAAGGTCTAAACTCAAACATATCGCCATGATTAAACATCTGCCCTCGCAATCCGTTTAAGCCAAGTGATTTTTTGGCGCGCCTGACTAGCGCTAAATTGCTGCATTTTTCGTCGATTTCGATTGTTTCGCGCCTAACCCAACAATAATTAGCTTCGCCGCCGAATGTATCGGTATATTCGCAATCGACAAGCACGGTATCGCCGCCATATTCCGCGACCAATTCGCCATGATTATCTAGAATGAATGTATGAGGATCAGCACGGCCAGCTTCGCCCGTTTTAGCCTTTTCGTACCAATCGCGCGCTTCGCGTTCAGCATGGTCGTGGTCTTCTGTTTTCAGCACTAATCCGACGTTATCAACGTGTACTGCATAAATCATGGTCTCAATTCCCTTTTCTAATGAACACAACAAAGCGCCACTTCTGCATGGCGCAATGTTCTAGTCATTATGGGCGGA